TTGTGGCCTATTTCTATAAAAGTGTGGGACTTTTAATTTTGTGAGGCCAATTGAAATGCTTTCTCCTGTGGATCTAGTCGGAGAGAGTATTAACCACTCCTCATCTTTTCTAGCCTGTATTTCAGGGAGTAGGTCGAGAATATCAAAGTCATGGTGTAGCTCGACCCCCTCATCATCCTTATATGTCCTATCTGAACGTGAAAAGATACTTCCACTATGAGCTGCAGGCTTCCATTCTTTCTTTTTACGATTTCCTAGGGACTCGAGGATAGGCATAACACCAGAATTCACGTAGTCACTGACCTCCTTAGGAACCCTGTAAGACTCATCGAGAGTTCTATCTTTCCCATCGAGTTCAAGAAATGCTTTAGCGCTTGCACCAAAACTAACCATAATTGCTTGATCATCGTCACCAGCAACATAAACTTCTTTGGCTCGCTTAATTAGTTTTCTAACCATATGCCACTGCATATCTGAAAGGTCTTGTGCCTCATCAACAATTAGTAAGTCAAATGTAGGAAGTTTTTCATCAAACTCCGACTTTGATACATTGGTAATTACATCATTGAAGTCAGCAAGATTATTTGTTTCTTTATAAGCCTCATAACCTCGTATGTAATTATTTGCATACATCTCAAAATCTTGTTCGATAAGCTTTTCATCTTTATTAAAGTGTTTGGCTAAAGTGGCAATAGATTTACCTGTGGGATATGGTCTAAATTCTTGACATCGTGCAAGATTCAAACAGTATTGATCCATTAGAGGGTGCTTAAATCTAACAACAGCAGATGTTGCATCCCCTTGCCGTATCCATTCATCCTCGCAAATAATTGAGTTATCAAACTTTTTAATATGTTCAGCCTGGCATAGGGTTTTATTCATTGCTCCACCAATCCTTGTTGCTAGACTGTGTAGTGTGGAGAAGTTCGGGAAGCTAATTGATCCCATATTAGGAAAGGCTTCAGCCACTCGAGATTTGGCTTCATCGGCAGCCGCGTTTGTAAACGAAACAAAAGCTATATCTTCGGGTTTTATTCCACTCTCAATATGCGCCTTAACAATATCAATTAGTGTTTTAGTTTTTCCGGTACCTGGTGGACCAAAAATTTTGGTAACTTCACTTTTTTCAAAATTTTTATTAGTTGGATAGCTCGGTGTTTGATCAAGTTGATTTGAGTTTTTAATAGATAAATCTTCAAAAATATCTTTAAACCAAACATCGTGCTCCCAGCCCTCTAGAGTTGTATAGCGAATATTTTTTCCTATTAATGCGCGACATTTCATTTCGAGTGCTTCGTTATCGCCCCACTTCAAGGTTTTTTTCTTAATACCCTGATCAGTGTGGATTAATAGGTTCCCATTTTCGCGTGTGACATTAAGTAATTTCATTTTTATTAAATTTATTATTTGTAATGCTTATCAGGATACATAAAAAATTATCAAAATTAAGTTAATTCAATATTTTTTTAACATTAATTTCTTGGGGCTATTTTTTTAGGTGGGAATTTTTTTAAAATTAATTCTTCAATCAATTGATAGGGGATGTATGACAAAAGAATTAGTTTCAATCAATCCCAGTCACCAAGCGATCAAGATGCTCGATCGACTTGTCAAAATCAATGGCGTTTCATTTGAAGAGCAATTTATTGCCCAATTGATTTCAGAGCATATGGCGAAGAACCTAAAAGAATCGAAGCCAACCTTAGATACAGCCTTTGAGATCTACATTAAAGAAAGTGCATCGTCCCACCGACGTAAATTCAGAAATGATGCATACAGACACTTCAACTACTTTAAAGACCTATTTGGTAACCTGCCATTGGAGGATCTTAGGCATTGGCACATCACTAAATACCGTGACTACCAATTAGCCAGGGGACTTAATCCAACCAGCATCAGAAAGCATAACAACATGCTGAATGCCATGATCAATATGGCATTCAAGCATTTGGACATAGATAGGTTAAGCCCCTTTAGATCTCTGCATATTCATGGGGAGGGTGATATCAAACGACCCATGGCCACCATCACTCAAGATCTGATTCGGCAAGTAAAAGACAAACTTCTTGAAACTGATGCCCCTTATAGGCTGGTTGCCTTGATCCAATTAAATACAGGATTTAGGTTATCTGAACCTGTATACGCAAAAGTTAATGATTTGGTTTTAGATCATCCCATTCCTCATCTATGGGTGAGGCGTAATGAATTAACCGATCGAAAAACAAAAGCCAGCATTCGATGTGTTCCATTACTGGGTGTATCACTAGATGCTGCCAAGAAGTTGCGCGCTATTGCCAAAGATCAGAAGAGTGAATGGTTGGTGCCGCATTACGCCAGAGAAAACGGCAGCACCAGTTGCTCAGCGATTCTTAATAAATGCTTAAGACCCTATGCATTTAGATCACACATGTTCAGGCATGCCATCATTGACCGAATCAAAGCTTGTAACGACATACCAGTGCCATTGGCTGAAAGTATTACGGGGCATGGTAAGGGAGGCACCAACTTTATGGCCTATGGCACGGTTGGTTACACCTTAGAGCAAAAGTTAGAGGTGATTAAAAGAGTGCTCATATAAAAATCCGAAATAAATCCAAAACCTGCTTTACAGCGCCACATAATTGAGGCACCAGTTACACACTGAATCGCTGATTGATCGGAGTCGCGTCCGATAGCGCTGTAAAGATGGGTTCGCGTGCCATCACGGTGTTCAAGGTATCTCATTAACCTTTTATCACGGAGTGGCATGTGGCTATTTCAAATGCGGATTTACAGGAACTCGCTAAAGTTTCCTTGGATGATTATTTGCGAAACCTACCGGTTGATCAAATATCTATCGAAAGGCCCTTCCTCAAAAAACTAATGGAGGGTCGTAAAAGTCTTTTAGGTGCAAAACAGAACGTTGTAGAAAATATTCGTAAAACCTTGGGCAGTAACTTTTCATGGGCTTACGGTGAAGATGCCGTTAAGTTCAATAAAAGAAACACAACTGAACCTGCTTCATTCCCCTGGAGACGAGCGGTTGACGGCTTATATATCGACTACGACAGGCTATTTAGTGCGGGCATCAAAGTAAGGGAGGGCGGTAGTGGCAGCTACCAACTTGAGTACAACGAAAAAGTTCAGCTAATTAATCTATTGGATGAACAGTTAGAAGTTCTCAGGGAAGGTTTTCTAAACAAACTAGATCTTGAGCTACATCGAGATGGAACCCACAGCACAGATGCAATCAATGGTCTTGATGCATTGGTATCTACCAATCCATCATCAGGAACCATGGGTGGTATCGATCGATCAAAAGCCACTTATTGGAGAAACTACGCTAAAAACAGTATCAGTACGAGTTCACCTGGCCTTCTCATTAAAGAAATGGAGATTGCTTGGCGTCAGTGTATTAAGAACGGTGGAAGCCCAGATTTCATCATTGCTGGCGGTAAGTTTATTGATGCCTATAGAGCCCAAGTGACTATCACCAATATGGCCAATGCAGGAGAGAGTAAGTTCATTGATGCTGGTGTGGGTGTTGGTGTTAATACAGGCCTCTCATTTAAAGGGGTAGAAATCATTTGGGACCCTCAGTTTGAGGAATTAGATGCCATGAACTCAACGGCTCATTGGGGTGAACGCTGCTACTTCTTAAACACACGTTACCTAAAGTTAAGAGATGACGACTTAGATATCGTGGCACCAATTAGACCTCATGACACCTTGGCAATGTATGCCATGGTCAACCTCCGTTGTGCTTTATCCACATCACGAGCAAATGCCCATGCGGTATTGCGTATTACAGGAAGCTAAATATGAACCCAGTAAACATCCAGTTTGTCAGAGTGCATGTTAGGAGAGATGCCTACACCACCACGGTGGTAGATATACCTCCTCATGAAACCCCGATCCTTAGAAACATCTTTGGTAAAGAAAACCTCTTGATTGAAGAAAGTGATCAGGAGCACTCCATCCACATACAACATGAATACGATCGCCTATGTTCTAAATACAGCTATGAGGTTGTCTCCAAAGTATATGGAGAAGATGATGGTGAAAGACTTGTGGAGCAAATCAAGCAGGCAAACCTCAAAGAACCTGCTGCAACAGAGTCAAAAACAAAAGTAAGCAAAGGTAGCTAATCGTGCCTGAGAAAGACCCTGGATCGTATAGCTTAGTGACCTATACCTGGGTCTTTCTCTTGGCATTGATGGGAGGATTGGTGAACTTCTTTCATCGACTAAAAAGAAAGAAATCTGCCTTTAATGGATTTGAATTCATTGGGGAACTAATCACAGCTGCCTTTACAGGTGTTATTACCTTTTGGCTTTGCGAAACTGCCAACGTACCTCAGATACTCACTGCAGCGATTGTTGGTATATCAGGCCATATGGGCAGCAGAGCCATCTTATTAATTGAGAAAACCATCAAAAAGAGGTTGGAGCAGTGAGCCTTGTATCTGAGCAAGCCGCATTTTTATTAGATGTTACAAAGTTGATTAACTTTGCAACCGATGAAGGTTGGGTTGTCACTGGTGGGGAGTTGTGGAGAACTCTAGAGCAGCAAGCCTTGCATTTAAAAAACGGAAAATCTAAAACAATGGCTAGTCAACATTTAAAGCGCTTAGCCATTGATCTCAACTTCTTCTGGCAAGGCAAAGTGATTTGGGATGCTGGCCTCATAAAACCCATAGGAGTCTATTGGGAATCCCTGAACCCCAGAAACAAATGGGGTGGGCACTTTAAGACATTTGTGGATGCCCCTCATTTTGAGAGGCAATATTAA